TGTTCTGGCGTCATATCAGTTCCAAGGATTCTCAACACTGCTTTGATTAAATTGTGTGAAGTCGCGATCAATCCATACTGACCAAAAACTCTGTGTACGATTAACACGTTTGCTTTCCATTAATGTACGCAGACGTTGTCCCATCTTAGTGTATTGTCCATTGCTGTAACGAATAGCCTGTTCACCTGAGCGAGGATCAATCCATACAAACTTTTCAGGACGATTGCGTCCATACTTGTCTAGTTTTTGTCCTACCTCATGTTTCTCAAGAGGTCCCATAATCTCATAACTGATAGTACCATCTTCATAGGTTTTGAATTGACAAACTACTTTGGAATCTAATGCTCGCATGTCACCATCAGGATGAGGAACATTGAAGTCATGAAACACTGTCATTGGTTCACCTTTGGGCAACAGTGGATCACGTGCGGGGATAGGTCTAATTGGATCCTCAGGAATCAACTCTGTATTGTCTAGGTATGGATTGGCTCCTGTGATGTATGCAGGATCTACTTCATCACCATTGAGCACAGCCAAGGCTATTTCGTATTTGGTCTCAGGATCAATGCCCTTGAGTTTGAGACTAACGTGTGTCTCATCAAATACAAATTGTTCTAATTCTTTGGCTGTGGGAAAGTCACCTTTGAGGCCTGCCATGGAGAACTTGCGACTGGGTTGACGATTGGGTTTGAGATCTTCAACACTGCTGACTTCAACCTTGGTTAGGTCTAGTGCTTCTACTTCTTCTTGGCTTAGTGTTAGTGTTTCTGGAACCTCTGGTAATTCTTGGCTGTCATTCCAGGGGTCAGATTTAGTTGTGGTTTTCTTCATGTCAATTCCTTTTAATAATATTCAATATGGGAGTAGTGAGACTCCCAGCTCTCTAGCGTAGATTAACGCTTGAACTTCTTGGGCTTTACATCACCTTCAACTGACTCTACCTTGGGGTTAACCTTAGGTCCGTCTACATTGAATGTACGTGCGGCAAAGGCAGCGTTGATGCTGTCTGCTAGATTACTGCGTTCTTGCTTGCCCTCTTTGAAAGCTTCACGCTTGCCTGGACGAGCTTCTACATTGCCTACCTTCTTCAAAGGATGATTGGCTATAGTTTTATCTTTGGTTGTTTTCATATTAGTTTACCTGAACTGGTGTTACAAAAAGTGTATTCACTGTGGTAGTTGTACTGATAGCACTTAGATAGATTGTGGTAACAAATCTATTAGTGCCAGTAGCCAACGCCGTTGGAATGTTAAGGACGATATCATCCTGACTGCCTAGTACTACTCCCAAACTACTTGTAGTGGCTGTGGGAAATACTGGAGTGGTTTGTGTTGTAGGATCAAGTCGTATTTGAACAGCATTATTACCTGTGTTGGTAATATAATAACTGTTGACAGGAACTAAACTTGTAATGGTAGCACTGGTAGCCACATTGGCTACGTTCAGTACACTTGTTTGTCCTGCTGGACTAATTTGTAATGTTGAAGGCATGATTATTGATCCTTGTTGCCTACATTGTTAAAGCCTTGACGAACCTGAATCTTGTCAGGATTGCCAACATAGTTTTGTCCACCACTTGGTGCCCACTTACGACTACCTACACTGGCACCTTTGGCATTGTTAGGAGCCACGCCTTGACCTTTAGGTGTACCAATGTTGCCTTTCTTATTGGGCATCTGTGTTTGATTCATACCAGTGTCTTCATTGCACACGCCAGACTGTTGATTATAAGAATACTTGCTAGACTGTTTGTGGTTCATTGAATCTGTCTTAGGAACGTCAATTGAATCATTGTAATCAGCTTTATTGCTTCCCATGCTCTTAGGTCGCTGAGCTGGAGCTTTTTTCATATCATTACCAGGCTTCTTAGCTGTGGTACTATTTGCGGGTTTGAATTGCATGTTATTTCTTTCCTTTAGAAGTTTTCTTTGTGGCAGCTTTCTTAGTAGCATAAGCTATTGCCACGGCCTGCTTCTGTGGCTTCCCTGCTTTGATCTCACGCTTGATGTTTTCACCAAACGCACGTTTACTTGTGGATTTAATCAATGGCATCTTCGTTGTCCTTTGTGTTATTTATACTGGCAATAGAATTCAGTGCGGCTTCAAATGCCAATAGCTTGGTTTTGACTAGATCATTAGGATCATCAACCACTATCTCATTAAGAGTGGCCACAAACTTGTTGCTCAACAATGTATGATACTTGTGAGTCAACTGTGTGTCACCAATCAGTCTACTGTTCAGAAAGTCTTCAATTAAGATGTCTTCATATGTTTGACCACCTGTTCTTTGATCCAAGGCATCCAATATGCCACCCACTGTGACTCTGTCCTTGGATCCTTTCTTACGACCAGCACCAGGCCTAGCACCACCATGCGTTGAATGATTTTGATTATTTGAACTCATATTTCTATTTATGCATTTTGTTCCAAGACACTAAATAACAATATGCAAATCACCAAATACACCACCCCACAAGATTATCTTGACATTAGAACTCAAGAGATCGCATACACTCAGAACAGAACAGCAGAGTCTGAAGACCAACTATGGAGTATGGAACACACTCCCTGTTTCACCATAGGCAGTAATGGAACCAGTGAGGACATACTGGCCAATCCAGATAATCTACCAGTCATACAAGATGATCGTGGTGGTGGAGTTACTTACATGGGTCCAGGAATGATTGCTGTGCACACATTAGTTGGGTTTGTGGACAAGCCTTATAGTGTTGCTGAGTTTATCAATCGTTTAGAAGCGGCTGTGGTTGCAACTTTGAGTAGTCTAGGTATCGCGGGTGTTGTAGACCCAGATAACTCAGGTGTATTTGTAGGTGAGTCTAAGATTGCATCAGTAGGGTTAACCTACGTTAATCGTGCGGTGTATCACGGTATTGTTCTTTACTGGAACATGGACAAGAGTCAGTTCAACAACATTGTTGTATGTGGACATCAAGGACAGGCTGTAACTGATGTTGTATCTCTGGGTGGCACTATCAGTTATGTGGACTTGGAAGAGTTATTTCTCAATAATATTGTTAACCAGTTGACATAACTTCTCAGGGGAGATGTGTCGCTCTCTTATTCTGGCTCCATCAAACACTGTTTGTTTACATATGCGACAATGATGTTTAAGGTGTCTTGCTTCTGGATTTTCTAAACTATGTGGTTTTGAATAAGCACCTGGATTCTTTACCAGCTTACAGCAGTATGTACAGGTTGTTATAGTTGGATGCAGTATGGGTTGATCAAACACATATCTTTGTATCAAGGGTTGGGTAAGTTGTTCAAATAGTAGTTTGTCCATTTCATATTTAAGATGAAGTGAGATGGGTAGAATTTATTGTTCTATGTAAAATAGGCTTGCGTTCTACTACGGGCAGTGGATTTAACCTACACCAAGTTTCCCAGACTGGACAACTCCAATCATATTCTCGTTTGGTTTGTTGGCTGCGTTTTTTAAGATATTGGTTAAGTCTCTTAAACAATCTGTGCCATTCCTCTCTAGTTGTGCATTCATCCCAAAGAAAGTCTACGGTGCCCTCACCAATCTTTCCAGATTTTATAAAAAATTTATAGCGTTTCATTCTGCGGCCTCTTTGATAAAATATCTCGCTTTATATTTTAGAGGAGTTGAATCCCAATACACATCAGTAACAGTACAATAATTCCAATAATGAAAAATACCTAATTTAGGATCTTCTTGATCTATAACCAAATAACCCTGAACAACATCTAAATTTCCAAATTCAGCCAATTCAATACTGTTATCAATACAACAATTTGGTTGTGCATCTATCATAGAAGGATCAGCAGGCTTGACTTTAATTTCTTTATATCCAGTAAAATCTGAAATTACATCTTCTGCTTTATTAACCCAACACCGTTTAGAATTTCTTTTTAATGTATCAGGAATTTTCATTCTTCGTCCTCAATCTACAAAGTTGCGAAGTGAGTAGAATGGATCAAGTTCTTTACTCAACTGTTCTGCCTTTTCAAGCACATCTGGATCATTTTCCCAATCAAGTTTTGCTACTTCTTGATAAAAGTTTTCTTGTGCGATTTCAAAATCTCTTTTCATTCTGCGTCCTTTTGTGTGTTGCTATGTTATTAGTATAAATGATTTAATGACTCTTGTCAACAGGCAATATTACCAAACTGTGAGGGGGGCTCTGCTGGGACTGCGAATTCCCTTCTTGCTGGAGGAGAAAGACGGAAAATACTCCATTTCAGATATGCCCCTCATGCCGTCTTGACACCTTATTTACTTGCCACCTACTCCATTGGGCAGGATGATACTTACTGCGGCCTGTTCAGCCTGTCCATACAACAAAGCATTTTCAGCCATGCGTTTGTATTCTGGAGTAAAGTCACCATCATCGCCAACATGATCTTGTAGTATAAGATTGACCAGGCCCAATATGTGTTTGTCATCAAATCCTAGATTACTGAATTCAAACACAACCATTTTAAGTGCAATGGTTAGATTGCGTTCAATCTCTAGTTTGGCCAATTGTTCTTGATTTAATTCTGGTTTTTTCATAGTTGTACTCCATAAACTGATGATAG